TTTTCTTCGGCCTTTGCTAGCTCTTTTTCTTTGGCCTTTGCTAGCTCTTGGGTGGGCTCTGGGGCGCTCTTGCCTTTAGGTGGCGCTGGCGGCGTTTGTGGGTCGATTTTCTCAATGCGTTTTTCGAGTTTATCGACAATATCTTCACAGCTATCGAGCTTTGTTTGTATCGTCTCTAGTCGTTCTGCCTGCATCGATACCGTGGTAGGTGTTTGGGATAAAGTTTCCCAAATATCTAGCCAGCCTGCTTCATAGTCTATGTCGAAGAGCAGATCGTCGATGCGCTCTTTTTCTTGTTTTTCAGCATCGATAATGGCCTTAGCTTCGTTTTCTATGCGCTTCTCTTCTTTGCGCTTGGCTTCCATGCTATGGGTGGCATCCTCGGCAGCTTTAGCCTCTTTGTTGCTGATGGCTAAAGGACTCGCTTGCGCTTTGGCCTGCTCATCGTTGTTGGCGCGTATAGCGTCGTATTCTTCGCGGCTAATGCCAAGTTCTGCAAGCTCTTCGTCGTTGAGCTCAACATCGATGTAATCGTAGCGCCCGTCATCGTCCTCGAACACCGCCACCGTTGTTGACCGGCAATTGGGGTGCATGGGCGGGAAGTTTAAGCCCACTTTGGCCTTAGTCACTTCAAAGATTTGGCCATTAACGCTTTTGCATACATCGGATGTTCTGCTATCGATGGCGGCCAAGAATTTATACTTTTTAACCCCGTCCCTTTTGTAGCTATCGAGTGAGGCTTGATTTGCGATGTGGTTAAACTCTGTGCGTATGAGGCGCTTCGCATTATTAATATTTACGTTTAAGCGCGTTGCAAGGCGAAAGCTAAGATTCCTTATTCCTTCATGGATAACGAAGGCTTGGGCGAGTATGATGCGTAGCTCCTCGATGAGTTTGTTTTTGTCTTCCCAAATGCGCGATGAGAAGTCTTTGCCTAGCCATTTTTCGTGTATGGCCTTATGCACTGGGGTTTCAGGGCTTTGTTTGTCCGCAGTCTTTAAGCCCGCCTTGGCAAAATCTTTGCGGCTTTCATCTTTTGCCTCGCCATAAGACTTTGCCATGCCGCTCTCCATTGCCTTGTCTTGGGCGGCGGCGAGTTTGATGCACTCGTGTTTGATGCTGGCGAGCAGGGTTTCTTCGCGTGTTAGTTTTCTAAGCTTAGAGAGTTTCTCAAAGTCTTTGTCGTATCGGCGTAGCGCTATGTTTCTTGGATCTTTGCTAAGCAGTTTTTTGAGCTCCATTCTTTTGCGATGAAACTCTGTTTTAAAGTTGCTGTATTCTTTAAGCGTGAGGAGTTCACGGGCTTGCTCTCCAGATATTTGTGCATCTTTGGCAAAGCGTTTGTAGAAGTCATTTACGCTTTGGATAATTTCTTGTTGCGCTCTTTGGTATGCCCTCAAAAGCTCGCGCTCAGTCTCTTGGGTGCTTTTGTCTGTAGCCAAAACCCTAGCCTGCGCGCGGTCTTCCCAGTATTTTTGCGCTTTTTCTTTTTGGGCTTTAAGCATCCTTGCCTTTTTCTCGGCGAGCTTTGCCTTTTCTTCTTCTGTAAGTTTTTTCTTGGCCATACGCTATAAAACCTTTCCCGTCGTGGGGGCGTTGCGGGGGTTAGAGCCCCCGCAGAGGGGGTAGGCGCGCATTTGCGAAGCAAACAGCGCCGAGGGGGATACCTCCCCCCCACAAAAGTGCGCCTTATGGTTGTGCGTCGTTGTTTTCATCGTCTTGCATTTCTGGACGATCTGCTTCGCTAAAATTGAGGCTGTTGTTCATCTCGGCGAGTTCTTCTTCGACGTTTCCGGCCCACGGGTGGTTTGCAACGATGGTGCGGTCGCTAATGACGCCTTTGCTAGCTATGCATGCTTGGATAACCTCCATTTCGTTGACGGAGACGTCCGTGTTAAATACGAAATCGACGTCTTTAGCGGTGAAATCGCCGCCGCCTTTGGCCAAGATGTCGGCGTCGATAAAGTGCAAAAGTTCTTCGAGGGCGGCTGCGAATTCGGCGCCCATGCTTGCGCAATCCATGTCGAGGTCTGCGTAACGCAATCGGATTGCGACGCCGGAGGTGTTTCCTTGGGCGGCGTCTTGTGAATCTACGGCGCTTGCTGCGTCGAATATGTCTTTGCGAAGGCGCGAAAGTTGGAGTTCGCAGGCGCTGGTGTTGAGAGTGTTTGTGAGTTGATCGACGCTCCCGCCCTCGTCGAGTTGGACGGCGCGGAAGGTGGCGAGGTTTCGGTTAAATTCGCCAAGGTTTGGGGCGTAGCCGCGCACTAATTTGATGCTGTGTGGGGTGTCTTTGATGTCGTCGGATATGGCGGATGTAAGTTCGTCGTATTCGTCGATGAGTGCTTTGATGTAAACGATAAGCGGAATTTCGCGCGAATTATAACGGAATTGAACGAATGGAATACGTCCAAAGTCGGCTTCGATGGTTTCTTGTCCTGCAATGATTTGCACATGTCCAGAGCGTTTTAACTCTGTAAGTTTTCCCGATTTGAGTTCATAGTAAACGCAGCCGTTTTGCGTGTGGTATTCGACGGTTTTGCTGTCTTTTTTGTCTTGGAGGGGGTTTGTATCTTGGTAGATGCGCAGCATGGCCAAGAGTTTAGAATGGTCGCCGTCTGCCCAGATGGGAATGAGTTCTTCAGTGGGTATGCGTGCAAAGGCTAGGTCCCCATCGCTGTTGTAGTAGACCTGTAACCAGGCGCTACCGCACAGAATAGCTTCGAGTCCAAGGCGTTTGAGTAGTCGTAAAAAGGCTTTGTTGAGGTAGGCTTGCAGAGCTTCAGTGTATGCTTCATCTTCGCTATTAATGGACAGCGCTTTTGATAATAAATAGCCTATCTTTTGGTTAACAATCTTGTAGAAAAAGGGGTGTGCAAGTTTGCTATTAGAAAGCAGCGGTGCTTCAAGGAGTACACCATCTTCTGCCGCATATTGTCGTTTGCGTTTAAATACATCATTGTCGTTTTCATAATAACGATAGGCCTCGTGCATGCGTTTTTTGGCTGCGTTGTTTTCATCGTTTTTAATGATTTCAAGTAGTTTTTTAGGGTCTATATTACTGTAATCCATCGTTAGCTCCTAAGTTGAAAGTTGAGCGCTTCTTCAATGGGCGCGCCGTCAGGGCACTGTGTTTGCGCAAGATTACTGTGTCGATATATGCCAAATTCATTTGTTGGCAGTGTTAAACAGCGTTTGTGCTTTTTACCGTCCTTGCCGTTTTCGTAGCTAAAGTATTGAGTCGTTTTCGGAGCAACTGTTTTAGTTATGCCAAAAGCTGTGCAAAGCATATCAAGTAGTTTTGCTAATGACTTTGTTTGAGCCAAGGTAAAATCGGCGCCTGTAGGGTGTGTTAGGTCGATGCCAATCGATCTATAATTAAAACCTGCTACATGCCATGCGACGTAATAAATAGGCGATAAGTATTGATAGATTATGCCGTCTCTATCTATCTCGTAATGTGTTGATGCATTTCGCGACATGAAAGCAGAGCGCGTTCTTTGTGTCGATGTCGTGGCCGTGTGGTGTATAACGATGATATTAGCTCTTTTGCTCCTGTAGCTATATAGTTTTTTGCCTTCTTTAGTAACGAGAGTTTTATCATAGCGCATGTCGATTTTGATATCGTCGCTAAGTCTTGGCATTTTTAGTGCTCTATTGCTTTTAGATGTATCTTTCACGTTTTAGCTCCTTATTTGTTATATCTGTCTAAAATCGCGCGCATTATCGTCATGGTTTCGCTAAAGTTTCTAAACGCGTCGCTGTTTTGTCGCAGTGCTTCGCTGCAGTGCGTCATGGTTTCGCTAAAGCGTAGGAATGCTTCGCTGTTTTGCCGAAGTGCTTCTGCGCTTTGCTGTATAGAAATAGTCGCCTCGGCGAGTAGTTTGGCGGTGTCTTTGCCGTCGCAGGATAGTACTTTTCGCATTTCGTCTTCAAGGCGCGATTGCTCGCGGTAGAGATGCAAAACGACAAACAATAGGATAGCGACGACTGCGTATAGTCCGTATGTGCTTAGAGCAGCGGCTGTAGTTGTTACATCCATTATTCGACCTCTTTGAATAGCTCGATTAGAGCGTCCATTTTAGCTTCGCATGTTGAATAGGCTTCGATAACGAGGGATAAGGCTGTCACGAAGTCTCGGTTCGTTTTCAGCGTAAAGCTTGGGTATTCACAGGGTGTAAGTAGTGCTTTTGGCGGGCTAGTGCGCACAAACTCTGTTCTTACTTGCGGTGCAGTCGAACAGGCTTGAAACAGACTTAGGGATAGGGCAATCAAGCCACTCGCTAAGCTCATCTTCCTCCTCTTCTGCTTTAGATAAGCCCTCCATCCTTTCCTTGTGCTTAGCCGATGCCAAGGCAACACCCTTGAGCATCGTGAGCACGGACAAGTCGGCGCGCCGTCGTTCATTCTCTTCATGTTTTTCTCGCTCCCTAAGTTGTGCTGCCTCGTCTTGTAACAGTTGCACTTTTTCGCTAAGCGCAAGGTTGTTTGCCTCTAGCGCTTGTATCCGTTCCCGTTGGCAGCTAATGGCAATGGAAAGCGAAACAATAACTATGATTAAAAGCGCTGAAATAATGGTTTTGATATAGTTTAGAATTACCATCTAAAAGACCTCCTGTGTGCGCCTTCGGTAGCGTATCGCAGTGCATCTATTGCGTGGTTGTATTCGTCTATGGGCATATTCATTAAGCGGCCACTTAAGCGGTCTTTTGCCCAGCAATAGTTTGATAGTTCGATAATGGTGTTCTCGCAGCGAGGGTGTACAAAAATGCGATAGTCTTGTAATAATTGAATGCCTGCAATCACGGAATCGGGGCCTTTTTTGGCAGCCTTAATGTTGCGCAAACCGAGGAGCTTTAGTTCTTGTATGCTCTTTGGCTCTGCACTGTCGGCTACAATGCGCTCGGTATCAAAACCTAGCCTTTGTATAGCCTTATAAATATCGCTGTTAAGCATCCCCGTTTTGTATATTTCGTAAGCTATGAATATTTCATGTGCTTTGGAATCGACAATGCATGCTATAAAAGCGGTAGGGTCGTTTGAATATCCAAAGTCTAGCCCGAAAACTGCGCGCATCTGTGGGTGGTAGCGCGCAGATCTCTGCATTTGTTCAAAGTCAAAGTCGCGCTCTTGCCAATTCTCAAACACCAAGCCTTCGCTAATTCCCCATTCGCCGCGGCCTTCAATGGCATAGCGACGTGGGGAGCTTTGGCGAATTTCTTCAAAGAGCGCGATGTCGTCTTCACCCAAAAACTCGTTGCAGTCGTAGTTTCTTGTAAGGGCAAGTATGTTTTGGCTTTTGGCGTCAAAAAACCTGCGTTTAATCCAGTGCTTCTCACTCCATGGGTTCATCGTAAGCGTGTGTTGCTTAAACAAAGGCGCTGGTAGCTCGCCGCGGATGGACAGATCAACCATGTCAAAAGCTGATTCGTCGTTGACTTGAAAAGCCTCCTCCCACCATACCCAGCACAAGTGTCCATCGGCGGCTACAATTGATGTAATTGACTGCGGATCGTCTAAGCCACGAAAATAAATGCACTGTCCACTTGGTACGTATACAAGCTGCAAGGGCGACTTGGTCGCGCGCCACAGCTGCGCCACGTGCAAGCGTTCTATTGCCCATCGCAGCTGGTTAAACGTTGAGCCTTGGTGCGTATTAAAATAGCGGCGAATGACAAGTGCATGTGGCTTGATTTTGTAGAGCTGCCAAAACTTCATAATTTGGTAGATAAGCCAAAGCGCAGCGGTGGTAGATTTCTTTGAACCGCGCCCTCCCTTTATGACGCGGTATCTCCCTTGATAGCGCCAGAATTCGCCGTAAGAGCCACCAACAATATTTGGCAAATGAACTTTCATTACAGCTCCTCCTCGCCTTGAAATACAACGGGCTCTTGTTTCGCTAAATCAGCGTCGGAGTGGTAGCCCAATAGCTTTGCCAATGACTCTACAGAGCTAACGATGCCGCCAGTAAGTGCGGAGGTTAGCAGTGGGCGCTGCCTAACGCGTGCGGCTTCTATTTTGGCTTCGTGTTCGCTCAAGCCAGATGGAGCTTCTTTTTGCAGAAGAGTGCATTCGTCGATGATAGCATTTTCGCGTCGCTCAATTTCGCCGCGTATCTTTTCGATTCCATAGCTAAGGTGTGCAATCAGATCTTCCCGAGTACAGCCGACGCGTTTGCGCTCCTTTTCTTGGTACTCGGCTAATAGATTTTGGTATGCTTCTGCTACTTGCGGGTTTTTTAGGAGCTTTCGCGCTCTTGTTTCGAGTTCTTTTCGGGGGCGTGTGGCAGACTTAGGGTATGCTTCTGCGTATGCTTCTGCGTATGTTTTTGCAGAAGCTAACGCATGTATAAAAGCAAGTCTCTTTTTAGTTAGACGTACTGCCACACTATCCCTTTGGTCATCAGCATTTAAAAGATGCACAAAAGATCAGTGTTTGTCAATAGCGAAATATTGACCTCGTTTTACCGGGTAAAAACCCACTACTAAATGAGCGCAATCCTAGGAACTGTGCGGTTTTGGGAAATCGGAGTTTTAGCATCATTTTGCGCTGCAGAAACAAATTAGCGAAGCTCGTTGGCTTCGCTTAATTGTTGTGTGTGGTTGTTGCATTTTTTGCAACGGCCACTTTTATGCTGTGGTAGTGGGCTAGCAACTGTTTCCATTTTGGAAACGCTTCACTTTGCTTGTATAAGCGCCACTCAAAAGCATACTATGCTAAACGTTGGCTTTTGGCATGGCGGCGATGAAGCCTTTACTCTCATTGAATGGGTACAAAGAGCCATCAGGGTGCAGGTAGAAAACTAAGCGCGCTTGTGCGCTTGTGCGCTAGTATTAACGATGCGAAAAATCAATAGATAAAAATTGAAGTAGCAGAAGCTTCTATTTTTGTGGCCATATAGCCTTATCAATCCCAATCTTTTCAGCTATTTTATAAAAAACTATCTGTAAATTAGAATAAAATGCATCAATTAAAACTTGATTTTCATCATTATCAAGCCAATGCTTCAACAAAGCTTCGAAAAACTTTGATTGCTCTTTGAACAATGCTTTGCGATCTTTTCGCAAAGCTCCTTCTGTACTTTTCCCCGATGATTTCGTATCTTCTACATTCTTGCATAAATCATCATATTTATTTTTAATATTATGAAGAAAAAAATTTCTGTTAAACCCAGCAGCATACTTTGATTGCCAAAAAGCTCCATTATCATATTGAATTTCTGCATAATTGAACAAAAGCTCTTCAGGACTTTTCCCTGTCTTTTCAAACAAAGATATAACACAATGACTAATATCACCGCTTGTATCTCCATCAACAATTCCGATGGCAGAATATGGTCCAGAAAGGAATGTTGTGCGAAATAAACGTTTAAGTTGGTCGGCTCCAAGACACAAAGAAATAGTTTCTAAATAATTAGAATTAAAAAGTGTAGAAAACTCTGTTCTTGTTTCGCTAAAATACTTTAACACGATGTCTAACACAAACTTTGCTTCATCATCTTCAACAAGCATACGTACTCTAATATCAAAGAGACGCTCTAATGATTTAGATTGAAGTGATGCTCTTATTTTAGGCATCGTAGGAGATGGCAGCTGTTTTGTATCCTTTGGGTCTTCTAAATATATAATGTTGAATTTTTTCTCTATGCTTTGTTCTATTGTAAATAAGCTATGTGTTGTGAAGAATATTTGGCAGCCTGTTGTCGCAGATAACTCTTGAAGTATCCCTAAAAGCATCATCTGATAACTTGGATGAAGTGTGGCATCAACCTCATCAATAATCAAAACACTATCTTTATCTTTACCACAGGTATCATAAAAACTCTCTATCAAAGCTATATTTAACAGTAAAATACTCAAGTTATCTTGACCAGCTGAGATAGTATTTGAATCAACACCTGCAGCATCAGTTTTGAACTCCAATCTATACTTTATGTCACCCATTTTTTTATGGCCTTCAAAAACCAGCCTGTTTCCTGTTATTCTTTCGTATCTTTCAGATAAACGTTTCATATAATCTTGTGTCAGAACAGCCTTAATATCTTTAATGAGTTCATCAAACTCAAATTCTCCATATGGATAAAGCCTAGATAAACCTAAGTAAATTACAAGAGCAAAAGGAAGCCTTTCGCTTCCTCTTTTTTTGTAATATGGTTTAATAGAATACCTTGCTTTTGCATTAATAACTTTCTTGGTTTTTGAGTTGTGACGTCGAAATTCTAAAGCAATGCCATTATTATAGGTAACTTTAAACAAAGTACCACTAATGCCTCTAGCTGGGTCATTAAATTCTTTGTCTCCTCGCGTTAAAGACTCAAGCTTAACGTTACATGTCTGTGTAAGATTTCTTATTAATTTTAATTCTTTACACACCTTATCCGGATATTTTTGAAACGAGTTGGAAATAATATGCAGTATTGAGGATTTACAGGTTCCATTTGTACCCGAAATAACATTGATTTTATCAAATTCGATATCAACGTTTCGTAAACTACGATAGGCAATAAACGATATCCTCTTTATCATAATTTAATCCCTTCAAAACTCAATCCGTTGCTGAAAAACATGTACTCCTTTGATGAACTGTTTTTGTTAATACTATATCTCATTGGTATTATATCATGTCTAAATGCCGCATAAAGCTCTTTAATGAATTCACCTATGTCATACGTAACAATCCAAGGATAGGACAAAGAAGATATTGCAAGACACAAATCTTCATGATCCGACTTCGTAAAAAAGTTCTTATAGAGTCCACCGCCTTTAAGCACGTAAGGAGGATCAATATTGAGAAATACATTCTCGAATCTATTTAAATACCCTGACAGGAGTAATTCTTTGGCATCTTTATGAAGCACAGTAATAGAATCTTTAAAAGAAGATATTTTTTTTATTTTACGGATTGTTGTTTGTTTGTTAAACCTTGCATCAAGACGGTATTTCCCGCTTTGCGACAAGCCACCAATCACACCGCCCTTAATAATTCCACCGATATTTGTTCGGTTTAAGAAAAGTGTTGCAAATGCGAGATGCAAATCATCAACACCTTCGTCTAAGTAGATAGATTTTTGTCTTTTCCACTCTTCGATAGTTACAGGAGTGTCCTCAACCATACGGCATAACTCTTGAGATTGCTCAACAACGGCTTTCCAAAAAACATATATGCAACGGTCAAAATCATTAATGACAATATGGCGCACATCCCCACATTTTAGGAGTTTCAATGCTAATCCAGCTCCACCAGCAAATGGCTCAACATATGTACACCCATACAGTCCATTTGACTCAATTAACGCTTTGACATACGGATACAAAGATGTTTTTCCGCCTGGGTATCTTAACGGCGTGTCAGTCACTGGCATGTAATGCTCCTTTGAAAACTACCCCCCCCGCTACAACGTAGCCAAAACCAAACACACACGCAAGCTTACTCTAACCACTCGCCAGTTTTAGTTCAATCCAATTCGACATAGCAACACCAATGGCGCAGAACCACACAAAACCCACAAGTTTGCCCTTAAATTGATTTTAGGCGTAGACCAACCTTGCCCCCACAAAACGAGATAAAATCAAAAATAAGCCATGTAACTTTTAGTTATGCGCCATTCGCAAGCTTTACCCTAGCACAAAGCTTGCTAGATGCACTTGCGTCGCATGATTTCGCGTAGCTACGCAGCGCTATGCGCCCAGATGGGGGGTGTTTTTTAAGGAAGCTTAAGAATACTTACTGATTCTCGCTTCTAGCTCGGATATTGGAAGCCTTGTGCTCGGGTGGCTAAGCAGACGCTTTAGATATTCTACATAGTCAGCCGTAGAAATTATCTTTTCACCGAATACCCAATCAATTAAACCAATAGTTCCAATAACTCTAACACACTCTTTGCTAGCTGCCTTTATCAAATTTCCATCGCCTGTCAACAAGGGAACACGCCGTAGCTTGGCAATAGCTAAAGCAACACAATCGTGTGAACTAAGCGGCTTGTATTTTACACCGTAATCACCCGCAAGCTCGTATTCGGAAATCTCAATGCTAACAAGCTCAATTCCTAACTCTTCGAGCTTTTCGCAAATCCATGTTGGCCTCAACAACTCTTCGCAAAAAGTTAACTCATACATGAGAAATTTACAGTCGAGTTTAAAGGGAAGAACGAGAGCGCCAACATTTGCTAGATCAATCCAAATGTTTGTGTCACAGCATAAAAATTCTGTCATACAGCGGTCTCGGTCTTAAATACACATCGCTCTTCGACTTCAAGCAAAGAGGCTTTTAGTAATTCTGCTCCCTTTTGAAGTGATATTTCGTTTTGATTAATTGCTCTGTACACAAGTTGTTCAAATACAGTTGGCACTTCGTCTGGTATGGGCAATGGATCGTTATATCGCCACCCGTATTGATTAGCTTGGATGTAAAACTTTTTCGCGATATGGTCGTGAATGATATTGCACAAATTTGCGCGTTTGGTTAAGAGCATAAAAGAAATTCCATACTCTTGACATACCAATAGCATGTCTTTTGATATGCTATGCCGCACAACTCCAAGCTCTCGAATGGCGTCCGACTTTGGAAACAAAAACGCGCCACCAATGGCCATTGCCATTTTTTCAGAGTCGCCCTCAAAATCAGACCAATCGAACATAATGTGCACAAGCTCGTGCGCAAGCGTCGAGCGTATTGCGCCAGTAGGCGCGTTTCGACTCAAAACAATATAGGGACGACCATTGACAAAACCATTCATGCCTGAAAACTTAACGCCTGCTTCAAAATCGATCAGAAAGACAATAATTCCAAGGTTTTCAAGCCCTTCTATCAATTTTCCAACCGAACCAACCCGCGCAAGCTGCAAATGCTCACGCAAACGCATCGCGTCAGTCTCAATATCGCCAGTTAAAGCCAGTGAATAACATGCAGGCGGATCTGGCAAAACTTTTTCACCCAAGATTTCGATGATCGCATAAAACCGATTTAGATACTCCTCAACAGCACTTTGCACGTAATCTTGACTTTTGATTGAGCACCCACTTTGTTTTCTATATTCGTGGAATTCGATCTGCAATGAATCACTCCAAGGTGATATAAAATTAAGCTCAGTCACATCCAAAGCCGAGGCAAGCCTTTTGATGATCTCCATGTTCTCTGGCTTACGCTTGCCGTACTCATAGTTAGATATAGCTGCAGAACTTAAGCCGCACCGCTCAGCTAAAGCCTTTTTGCTCATACCACGTTTAAGCCGATAATACTTTAGATTTTTGCTAAACATAGGTCCCTCAACAAATCAGCATGGCTCTTTGTCATGCTGTTTAACTTTAACAAAAATCTATCAAAAAGTAAACACTCGACCCAACTACAAAGCAACCCCCCAAAATCAAGCTTGCGCTTTTTAAGCTCTAAGCAAAATCAAAAATAGGCCATGTAACTTTTAGTTATGCGCTATTCAAAGCCCCCTAGAGCGAGTCAGGCTCAAGGGGAACTACAGCCTACATCCTAACACTTCGGGCTTTAAGCCCCTCTACGCCAAAACCAAGAAAATGCGTAAGAGGCTTTGAGAGCGAAAATAATCGCCGCTATTTTAAGTTAACAGTATTTTGCTGTCATTGCTCATTTATCGTGTAGCGTGTTTTCAAGTCATTAAAAGCATCATATCTTACGAAATTGTCTTTTTGAAGTCGGCCAACAACGATCCCAGTGGCAATGTCGATTGTTTTTGCAAACTCCGTGATTGATTCTCTTGAGAATCTACGTTTCTCGACAAATGCTTTGTATTTTGATGGTGCTATAAGCTGATCTGCTGCCCACCGATCCGCTGCTTCCTCATCTTCTTTTGACACACCGTTTAGCTGTCCGATATGCCCAAGAATGATATGGGCAAATTCGTGAAAAAGACTAAACCAAAATCTGTCACCATCATTACCTCTGACAGTCAGTCCAAGCACAATTTTTCTTCCGTCAACAAAAGTTGCCCCATGCAAAAATGACCCCTTTAAGTGAGGTACAAAAACGAGAGCAATTCCACAATCGACAAGAAGTTCCTGCAATTTTTTGGAAAATTCATCAGGAGACCACATTGTCATTTGTCTGATGCCTGGGAGCTGTGCAATCAGCCGCTCTATATTTATTGGTGACGCCTTAATCTGTCTCGCATCTCGTTTCACTTTTTGAGCCCATGCCATCAATGCCAAATCTGATTTCTCTGTGATTGCAAGACGCCGACATGCAATTCGTGTTATCATGGCATTATCTAATAGCGTGAGTTTGGACACTTCCCAAAACTGTCTTAAAAAAAGCACCTTTTCTTTAATTTTATTTGTCTTTTGCACCCATCCAAAAGACGCCATTTCAGAATAAGGCAATAGTCTTGCAATGGCTTCGTCATTTTCCATCTCGTTTTCTGCATCAACTTTTATCAACGTCTCTCTATAGGTGCTTTCTAAATTATTCCAAAAAAAGGCTGGAACGCCAAGTACAGACTCAAGACGGTATGCAACATCTTGCGTTAACTGAACGTCTCCATTGATAAGACGACTAACGTGCTTTTCCGACAAATCCATCCTTGCGGCAAATTCTTTTTGATTCATGCCGCGTTCAACTAACATTTCTTTGATGGTCATTCCAGGTGGAATGGCTATGTATGTGCGGCTTTTCAACATGTTTCCCCTCCTTCTTTTAGTGATAGTCAGTTATTTCAACAATTCGGGCTATCTGTATTTCTTCGTCTTGCTTTTCAAAGAGCATTCGATATGGATGAACAAGATCAACAGCATATTGCCCTTTTCGATTGCCCTTTAACGCATGACATCTGCCAATGCGATGTAGAATCATAAAATCAACATCAGGCGATGCCTGAATTTGATCAATACTCCGAAAGATAAGGACAGCCATCTTCTCCCCATAGCTCCTTTCGCAAACACGCCGATTAGTACATTCTTTTTTGAGCTTTTGGGTTTTGTAGATAACCTTCAAACTTTACGCCCCTAAAATTGCAATGAGGCAGCCTTAACCTCACAGGTTAATTATTGCAAAAAAACGTGTTATGTCAAGCTTTTTAAAAATTATGGTCCCCCCAAAAAAGCAAGCTCTAGGGGAGTGCCCATAAAACCCACAAACTTGCCCTGTAAGCGATTTTAGGCGTAAACCGTCCTTGCCCACACAAAACACGATAAAATCAAAGAGAGGCGCTGTAATTTTTAGTTAAACGATATTCAAAGCCATCGCCGCAAAGCTTAGAAGGCTAGACGGCTTGGCTTCTTATGCTCTGGCTGAATGGTTGAAGAGTTCAACGAAAATGAAACAGCCCGTAATGTCCATGAAAGCCCATGGAAGTCCGTGATAGTGCAAAAAGTCAGAAAAATTTCTTACTTTTTGCAAAAGTTGTGCTTACGATAAGCTTGATCGGACTCCCCGCACCTCTAAACTATGTGTCCCAGGGGAGACTTTTTTATGGGAACAACTTTGCCACTTAAGAAACCAACGACGTTTGAAGAACAGATTGAAAGGCTAAGAATACATGGCTTCGTTGTTGAATGTGAGGAGGAAGCCTCTTGTTTTCTTAGGAACGTTAACTACTACAGGCTTTCTGCCTATTTTTTACCTTTTAGAGAAAATGCAGAGCTTATCCCGTTCGATAAAGTTATCTCCGCATACAAGTTTGATTCGAGTTTGCGGCTTTGGGTTCTAGCTGTCATTGAAGATATTGAGCAGTATGCAAAAACTCAAATAGCATACCACCTTGCTCATAAATACGGATCAGAGGCGCATCTCAACGAGGACATCTTTTCAAAAAATCACAATCACGACAAGTTTCTTGAAAAGATAAATTGGTATTATAGCGAAAACAAGAAAGATCCTGTTTTTAAACACCACAAAAGTAAATACAAAGGCCACATGCCTATTTGGGTTATCATTGATTTTTTTACGCTGGGGTCGTTGTCCATCATGTACGCAGACCTTAATCTCACTGACAAAAAACAGATTGCGATGAATAGTTTTTTGACTGGGCGAAAGCAACTTGAGTCATGGCTGAGGGTACTTACTGAACTAAGAAACAGATGCGCACACTTCGCCAGACTATACTATTGGCTTTTCTTATCTACACCCAAAAATGACATACGATTTGAAAATACTTGGAAAATGGACAATACCCTCTTTAGCCAAATATTCATGCTAAAACTACTCCACCAAAATCAATACCAATGGGACAGACACCTTAAAAACCTCTTCAGTCTCATTGATGAGTTTGATGGAAAAATCGACTTGGCACATATCGGCTTCAAACCAAATTGGAAAGAGCTACTCAAAAGCAAGCTCTAGGGGAGTGCCCCAAAAGCAAACCCCCTAGATCAAGCTTGCGCTTTTTAAGCTCTAAGCAAAACCAAAAACCTAGCACAAAAATAACTAACGCGCGTATTTTTTCTTGCTTCTAGTTCTTAGATCTTACCTCTACCTCTCGTCTTCTTCTTCTTCTCTCTTCTTTCTTCTCTCTTCTGGTCTTCTTCTTCTTCTCTCTTCTTTCTTCTCTCTTCTGGTCTTCTTCTTCTTCTCTCTTCTTTCTTCTCTCTTCTGGTCTTCTTCTTCTTCTCTCTTCTTTCTTCTCTCTTCTGGTCTTCTTCTTCT